CCTGTCGCCTGGTCATTCAGGTCGGTCGACAGGCGCGCCACCGTATTGCTGCCACTCGGTGCAAAGCGGTCGCGTGGGTTGTCGGTGCCGACTTGATCTGTGCGAAACTCAAGGTTCGTGGTATCCTGGTTCAGCTCCCAGCGTTCCATTGTGACCTCGCTGGCGTTCGCCGTATAGGTCAACTGGTGTATACCGTGGTCGGCGCTGTTCTCGCGAAACAAGTGGTACGGCCACACCCAGCTGGCCGACGTGTCAATGTAGAACGCGCCGTTCCTGATGCGGTGCGGCAGCTGTGTGTTGTACATAATTTCCCGCACCACAAGTCGGTTGAGGCTGTACCCAGTGCTGGTTTGGCTGCTTGTCCATGTGTCGTGGTCTACGCCACCCAAGAAGTAACTGCCGCTGCCATACTGCACATCGCTCAGGCCCACACCATACGACACCGCCACCGTGCCCGTAACCACGTCGCTCTGTGTGAGTGTGACCTGGTTATCGATTGTGGTTTGGCTGCTAAAGGTGACGCTGTCACCAAGGTTGTTGGCGCTATCGCCAGCATAGATGCGCAGGATGTGCAATGCATCGTGCGTCGGCAGGCTGCCTGTGATGTCACCACCGGCGCCATTGACCACAACCGTGTTCAAGGTCACGTCAAGGCCGACCTCGTCGTCGACCAGCTCAGGCACCTGCACGCTGAACTGGCTAATTTCCTCAAAGCCGAAGCTCTTGTAGTACGTCCCAATCACCGTGCTCTTGACGCCTGCCGTGCCGCTCCACCCATCGTTGGTATAGTACTGGTCGCCAAACTTGATAGTTAAGTCACAGCGCACGGTGTGCAGGTTGACGAAGTTGTTTTCGCTGGCGACCGATGCAATATCTAGGTTGTAGTTCACCGTGATCAGGTGGGTACTGCCTTCGAAATACGTGCGGTCGTCGTCTGCGAACTCGATGTCGTTGGTGCTGCCGCTGAGCGTCGTGAACCCGGTGTTCTCCTGAAACAGGTATTCGTTCGCCTTGGTGATGCGAATGCGGTCCACGCGCTTTGTTGGCCTGCTGTACTCAATGATGTTGCCGGCCATCTTTTCGATGGCACTGCCATTTGTTTTGAGCATGTTCGACACGAACGTCACCTTCTCCAGCGTCGTCCATGTCGCGTCGTCGCCGTCGGCCTGCATAGCGTACAGGTCGCCGGTGAATGTGTCGCCATCGCTACGCTGCTGCAGCTTGTTCAGCGGCATGAAGTACCACACACCCTGCGCTTGAAATACGCGGGCATTGAAAGTGATGGCCATGCTGCGCAGAATGTCGTAGCAGTTGTAGAAGGCCACGGGGTCCTCGCCTGGTATCGTTGGCGCAATCATGCTGCCGGCGTCGAGGTAGTTGCTACCTGTGTAGTCCTCAGGCACGATGTCGTTCATGTACCGCAAAAACAAATCGTTGTCAGAATACAGCGACTTGCAGCGCACCAGCGACAGCATGGCGTGTATGGCGTCGGCGATGGTGTACGCACTTAGATTGAGGTCGTCCCACGTGCTCTCCTTGAGCTGCGCGAGGTCGTCGCTGGCCACAAAGCTGACAGCCGTGGGTGTCGGCTCGTCGTTCTGCTGCACCTGCTCAGGCAACAGTACACCACGCCACCACAACGCCTCGTCAATTTCGCCGGGATCGGTGAGCACCTCTACCAAAAACTGCGCCTCGGTAGCCGCCGGCACCACCGTATTCAACCAGGTGTCAAAGTCGCCGCCTTCGTTGTAGAACGTAAACTCCAGCTTGCTAGGTATCAGCGGCTGGTACTGCTCCTGGTTGTTGCCTTCGTAGGTCAAGGCAAAGCCCGGCACAGACAGCGTGAGTTCGCTGGCCGCAAGGCTGAACTGTGTGTCATGGATGTTGACCCTGAACTGGTCGCCAACATCATTTTGAAAGTCGCCGTAGAATCGAACTGCCATCAGAATCCTCTTACTCGGTTGCGGTCAAGTAGGCTGCGCTCATTGCTGAGCAGAATGTCGTTGCCCCTGATCATGCCGGTCACCGTCACGTTGCCGCCGCCCATCATTTGCTGCAGCTTGTCCAGTGGTGCCACCACCTCTGGGTTGATGGCTGAGGTACCTGGTCCCTCGCCGACCATCGCCAACGAAGCGCCCGTAAATAGACCGCCGTCGGCCATCTGCGGTATGCCCATGCCGCCTTTCATAAACGCACCAAAACCACCAGACGCCACAGCGCTGCCAGGGAACATCAGGCTAATGACCGCAAACGTCGCCGCCAACGATGCCGCCTTAATCAGCAATCGTTCGAGCGTCTGCATCATGAACTCGCCGAAGCTCTTGGTGCCGTCCTTGATTGCGCTGAACGCCCCCTCAAAGAAGCCAGGCAATTGCCCTGCAGCATACTCGCCCATGACCATCATTTGGTCCACAGGCAACTTGACTGCCTTGGCCACCTCGGTGTAGCTGCCAATAATTGTGGCATTGGCACTGGTCACAGCCGCGCTTGTGCGGCGGGTCATCTCCTCCATGCGCGTCACGCCGCCTCCAGCTGCAGCACCGCCGCCACCGAGCAAGCTGCCAAAGTCCAAGGCACTGCTGATGTCGCTAGCATCGACGCGCTCAATCCTGTTGCGCATGCCGTCGCTGATACCTGTGGCGAAGTCTTCGCCGATGCTGACAGCTGCGTCGAAGATGTCGTCACCGATGTCTTGGAAGCCCTTTGTAAGTACATCCTTGGCGGCAGACAGGTCACCCGATACAAGCAACTCGTACAGCGCCATGCCGATGCTTTTGAATGCATCGAACACAGCAAGGCCAGCCGTGCGAATAATTTTGAAGTTGGCTTGGACTGCAGTCGTAAGAATGGCAATGGCCACACGAATGGGCGCCACCTCGTTGTAGATGTCAATGAAGAAGTTCGCCGCGTCAGCCAGTGGCCCGCTGATCTCCTTGCGAAAGGCGAGCACCGCAGTCACGATGCCGCCAATGGCCAAGACCACCAAACCAATGGGACCAGTGAGCGCCGCAAATACCGGCATCAATGCCGCGACAGCCATAGCAATTGGACCAGCTGCACCAAGCACCGCGGCAATACCAAGTATTGTGTTCTTGGTGGTGTCGCTGAGTGCCGTGAAGCGCTGCGCCATGGCGGTCACCCCGTCTAGAATTTTGCTGATGGTCGGCATTAAGCCCTTGACCAGTTCAGCACCGGCTAACTTCAGGTTGTCCATGGCTGTGCTGAACTTACCTGCGGCCGTGCCTCTCAGTCGCTCCATGGCACCGGCAGCAAAACCACCCTCCTGTGCAAAGCCGCTCAACACCTGGTTGAACTGTTCGACGCTTACGGCACCGGCACCGAGCTTGTCGGCAGGCAGACCTGTTGCCTCAGCCAATGCGTCGAAGATTGGAATGCCGCGCTCTGCAAGCTGGTTCAGGCTCTCCAGTTCTACTTTGCCCTTGGCATTGACCTTGGCGAAGATGGCCGCGATTTCCTCAATGCTTACGCCGCTTGTCGCTGCGATGTCGCCAAGAAACTGCAGCTGGTCGTTGACCTGACCGACCTCAGTACCTGACGCAATCAGTTGCCGCGCTGCGTTGGCTACGTTCTCAATTTGGAAGGGCGTCTTGGCCGTGAACCTGTTGAGGTTCTGCATCATGTCGGCGGCCTGCTTTGCGCCACCGGTCAAGCTGATGAAACTGGTTTCCAATGTCTCCAGCTGCGCAGCACTCTTGACAGCAGCGGCACCAATACCGGCAAGCGGCACGGTCAGGGCAGTGGTCATGCCACGACCCACGCCGCGCACCATGCCCTGGATCTCCCCGAAGTTGCGCCTAAAGTTGGCCTTCGTGCGCCGCAGGTCGCTGTTCAGCTTGGTAAGGCCTTTCTTACTTAGGCCAATTGTGACCTTTAGGTCTTTAAGTTTTGCCATTGTTCAGGCTCTTCAGTGTGTTCTGCAGCAGTTTTTTGCTGCCTTTGTCCTTGCGCTTCTTCTCCCATGGGAAGATACACAGGTCGGTAGGCTTAATCTTCTGCCCCTTCTTGGCGTGCGGTGCCAATGCCAGCGCCGCCGCCCACCTGGTGCGCTCCCATTCTGCGCGCTCCTGCATCTC